TGGAAAAAAGAATCGTAGTTAAATAAAAATATCATTTTTATTATATAATATTCAAATACGTGTGTTTTTTCCTTATATGTGCTTTTAATAAGTAAATTTTTATAATCAATAATTTCTAAAAAATCCAGTATTTTTATCACTTGGAAAAATGTAAATATATTTTCAAAATACATCATTATTTCCCAATTTTTAATAAAAGATGCTTCCGTTTCAGATACAAAAAAAGATTCAAACGCTGAATTTAAAAATGTAGCCCAAAATTCACTATATGATTCACTAATTTCAAATTCACTTTTAATTGGAAATAATTCTTTAACTTTGGATTTCAATTTTGGATAATCCAGTCCTGAAAAATCTAAACACAATGAATGCATTGTTTCGTGTATCAATACTTTAAACCATTCTTCTTTTCTATATATTAAACATTCGCCATTCATAGCACAAGCATAAGTAACCGCCGTATTACAATTTACTTGAGACAATAATTCCGTTTTAGTGTCCGGTAGTTTCTTTTTGTAATCACTTAAATAAATATATAATGTAAATTTTGTTTGTTTTGTATCTGAATATTTATATATAAATTTTAACCATATATATATTTTTTTAAAAATATTAAAATAATCGTTGATTTCGTCATTATTATTTACAAGAAATTTTACTGTTACATTAAATTTATTATTTATTTTTGTTTTAAATATAAAAAATCTTTTACATTTTTTTATTTCCGAAGAAATTATTGATGGAACAAAATTACTTCCAAGTAAAGATGTATTATCCTTTACATTTTGTGCCTCTTCATGTGTAAAACGAGGAGTTTCTTTGCTTATTTCAGTTATATCTTTATAAAAAGTTTGTAATTTGGCTTTTAACTTATCTGAAATTTCGTTCATTTCCAATGGAAATTTTTTGAAATCTTTAAACAAGTATTCCATTATATCTACTGGCATATTTTTACTTAACATCTATATATTATAAACTATATTTATAATATATTTAAACTATTATTGCAATTCTTTTCTTATTCTCATAGTATCATAAAATATAACATCTTTACTTGCTCGTACTATATGTTGTAATTTCGCATTTTTTGTTAATAATAATATTTTTTTTGCATCTTTATTTTGTTGATATTTCGCTCGATGTCCTTCCTCCATTACTTTTCCCTGCCTTCCATTTTCACCAAAAAAATCCGTATCGGTCTTTATCCCCTTTCTTTCTAATATCTTTTTACCTTTTACTTTTCCTGATTTTCCTCCATAAGATTTCGCAAGTACTGGATTTTTCGACATTTCTTCATTTGAATTTCTAGAATTTAAAGTAAACGATTCAAAAAACTTTTTATTATTTGTAAATTTATTAGCATGATAATAATGTTCTACTGATTGCCATTCATATTCGTTGCCAAATTCATCCTTACCTAATTTGAAGGGAGTTTTCGCAAAATTTGATAATACTTTTCTCCAGTTAGATATTTTTCCCAATTCTTCAAAATCCTTTTTTTTCTCTTCCGGTATAATTTCTCCTTTCCCTTCTCCTGGTGGGGCATTTGCTGATTTCGAATAAAATCGGAAAACTATATCATCTGTGTATAATTTATCATCATCCTTTTTTGGTATTGGTTCGGATTCAACTTCTTTGGGTGCTTTTTCCAAATCTATTTTTTCTGATAAAGTTTTTTCAATGCCAAAATGATTCGTAAATTTTGGTATATAATTATAGATATTTTTACCTTTACTGCTTAGACATTTTTCTTTTATCAAATTTTTTACACCAAATGGTATTTCGTGAAATCTAAAAATCGTTTTATTGTTATATTTAATTAATTTATAGTGATTTCCTGTATGTTCCGCCAATATATAAAATCTTGGTTTAAATGAACCCTTTTGAACGATCGATTCGCTTACCATATCTCCGCAAGACAAAACGTTTTCAAGGTCTCTTTCTTGGTATTTTAGACTACTCAAAATTATTAATTTAATATTTAACACTTCTTCTAATATTGAAATTGCCGAACCATCCGCCCAAAATTTACAAGTTCGAATATGTTTTCGTAATTTATCTAATGTAGTTAATCCTTTCATCCACTTATAATCGCCGCCTATATCTTTCAAAGAAGTTAATTCGTCTTTTTTTTTCAAATATTCCTTATATTTCTGTTTTATCTCTTTTCTCATATTATCTGCTTTTTTTATCATATCTGATTTTTCCGAATGTTTATCAACCCTATCATATACACCTGTTTTCAAATCCTTTTTTAATTTCGCATATTCCGTTTTTAGGTCAACCCCTTTATCCGAATCTTTTTTCAATTCATTTTCTAATTTTACGATTCCTCCTTGTGTCATATCATAGTAATCTTTATATGCCTCAAAATTTTTATGAGTCATATGTTTGGCTAAAATGCCGCGCAATTTATTTACTTTGATATGCCGTCCTATATCTTTAAAACCTTCTCGAATAGTAGCAAATAAACAATCTCCATTTGATTCTACGTCTTTTATATCATACAAATCATTATGTAAAAAAGCTCGAACCCATATTTGGGATTTTCTAGGATTATATCTTTTCTTTAATTTTTCATCCGTGTCATACGTTTCTTCTTCTGGATATTCATCATCGTCGTCTTCTTCAATTCCCAATTCATGTAATATAGTTCCTTTTTTCAAGTTTTCTAAGTTTGATTGGCCTTCTACTTCATCAACCTCATCAACTGGTAATTCTTCATTTTCAAGACATTTTTTCACATAATCTTTCGTAACAAAACTAAATAATAAAGGTCCTTCTATCAACGATATATCTAAATCACCATCTTCATCCAATAGTGTGCTATAGGATGATGCTATAAATTCATATACGCCTATTTGATATATTTTTTCTTTATTGTCAATTATTAAATAAACTGGAACATATGATACATCAAATTTTTCATTCTCTTTTTTAACTTCTCCTATTGCTATTACTACTTCGTGTCCTTTTATATTCATTCCATATAACGAAACGTCTTTATTTTTATCTTCATCTTCTATTTCTTTATTTTCTTTATATTCTAAAGATGGATCTATTTTCGATACAACCATTATATAATAGTTTAATACTAAAATTTGTTTAATTATTTATCGTTATATATTGTTTTAAATATGGATCGGACTTTAATTGATCCAAATAAAACCAGTGCAATTTTCGTTTTTCTACAACGTCATAATTTAAATCGTTTTGTTCAAAAATAATTATCTCTTGTATCAATTCTCCTTTTCTTTTTCTTCTTTTATTTATACCATAATAATCAGCAATAAATTCTAAACCTTTTTTAGTATAATTTTCACTGTATTCTTCTTCCATGATAAAAAACATTTCAGAATAATTATCATCCTCATAACTCATGTTGGTGTTTAATTCTTTTTCTCTATTTTCTATAAATTCTTCTAACTCGTCAAATGATAGACAACTATCTTCTGGTTTTTTTTTAAATTCTTTCAAGGTATATTTAATGTTGGTTGGTTGTGTCATATTAATTAATATAACAATCTTGTTTTTATATTAATTTATTAACTTTACTAATCTTCAATCTCTTCCATTACATCAAGACATTTAAACTGCATTTTTTTAGTAATGTCTGATTTGGAAATTGTTTCTAATTCTCCAATTACTTTGTCCCACTTTTCTTCGTCTTCTTCAAACTTCTCTTTTCCCGCCAACACGATAATTGAAATATTTTCAAAAAACTCATCCTTGTTTTCTTTATCAAGCTCGTTCATTTTCGATATCAAATTAAATAAAAAATCATACATAACATCCATACCAATTATATCGTGTATCATCATATTTACAAAAAAACTACTACGTCCCTTTCTATGTTCATTTTTTTTATTATTCTCGCATAATAGATTATAATTCATATTAATATTTATTTTTTCCTCTTCTGTTTCATTTAAATTATCAAATACATCCATAAATTTATTGAAATTTATAATACAAGTTTGCCTCATAGATTCAAATTCGTCTATTAAATTTTTATAAAGTTTCGCATATAAATTACACCAAAATATATTCAAACTACCGATTTCAAAAATACATTTTGCGATTTCAACCAAATTCTCATCCGTATTATCTTCTTTTTTAATTTGTTTTGTTATTAGTTTTTTAATATTATTGTTAATTTCGTCAAAATTCTCTTTTGTTAATTTATTCAAATTACTTCTTATATTATCAATCAAACATTCAAATCCATCCTCTGTTTTTTCTAGTTTTGTTAATTTAAAATTCCTTATATTTTCCCAATCTTGTTTTGAGATCATTTCATTTTTTTTACGGATTTGTCTATTTCTTTTTTTAAACACGGGCGTTTTATTATATGTTGGTGCTCCAACCTTCTTTGCCAAATCATTTATAATTTGAATTACTTCTTCAGATAATTCAGGGATTTCTATATTAGATTCCAATTGTCTTATAAAATCAATATCGTACTGTATAATCTCTGTCATATTATTATTATTTCTTGTATTGCTTTTATATATTTTTTTTTATATATATTTTTAATAAACTTAAAAGCATTCTGTTATATAAATATAATATGTCAAGTTCAGATAAAAACTACATAATAGAAAATTGGGAGGATGAAACTCTCAATCTAAATAATGATTTACTTAGGGGTATATACTCCTTTGGCTTTGAAAAACCAAGTTCTATTCAAAAGACTGGTTTACATCCCTTTATATACAATAGACACAAGGGTAATTTGAGAGATATTATAGCACAAGCACAATCAGGAACAGGTAAAACCGGACTGTTCGTAATCGGGGCTTTACAACTAATTGACGCCCAATTGAAAGAACCACAGGTTATTATTCTTGCTCCAACTAGGGAACTAGCGGAACAATCTTATAATGTAGCCAAAAATTTGTCTAATTTTATGGATGTTGAAGTCATTTTACTAAAAGGCGGCACATCTGTTTCAGCCAACAAAAAAGACTTGCTTGAAAAAAAACCACAGCTATGCATCGGAACACCCGGTAGAATCCAAGATATGATTCGACGACAATGTTTAAAAATTAAAAGTTTGAAAACACTGATCATCGACGAAGCAGATGAGATGCTTTCACAAGGTTTCAAAGAGCAAATGTATAAAATTTTCAATGCAATGCCCGATACAATTCAAATTGGATTGTTTAGCGCAACCATGCCCGCCGAATTAGACGACCTCACCAAGGCAATTACTAGAAATCCAACCAAAATATTAGTTAAAAATGAAGAATTAACTCTACAAGGAATCGCCCAATATTATATTAATTTAGCCGATGATTCGCAAAAATATGATTGTATGAAAGACCTATTTTCAGGTTTATCTATTTCACAAGCAATCATTTATTGTAATAGCGTTTCCAGGGTAAATGACCTCGAAGAGGCAATGGTCGCCGATGACTTCCCCGTCAAAAAAATTCACGGGAAAATGCAAGAAAAAGAAAGAAGTCTAATTTTTAAACAATTCAAAAACGGCGGTTGTCGCGTCCTAATTACATCCGATTTATTTGCAAGAGGAATTGACGTCCAACAAGTTAGTATCGTTATTAATTTTGATATTCCTAGAAATGAAAATACCTATTTACACCGCATTGGTCGGTCAGGTAGATGGGGTAGAAAAGGTATTGCTATTAATTTCCAAACCAAGTATGATACAAACCGACTCCAGAAATTCCAGGATTATTATCAAACCGTTATTCATGAAATGCCCGTCGATTTTACAAAACATCTTCAACCTTAATATTCATTATATATATATATGAACTTGTGTTGTTTATGGTTACAAAGTTTCCCCCCATTTAGTAGAAGTGATATTTGCCCTATTTGTTTTGAATATAAGTGGCTATTAAATAAATCACACAAAGAATTTAATTTAACCGGTTGTTTAACTTGTAGTTTAAAAATCAAAAACGATTATAATCAATTAAAAGCCGATGAAATCGATGACTTTATTGAAAATTTCACTAATAAACATAATGTCAATTACAAATATAAAGCCACTGGCAGATACAATTGAGTTCGTTAATATCGATAATCTATTTTCTTTATTTTAATAAAATGAAAAATAAAGAAATAACTCACGGAAATTTTAATATCCCTTTGCGATTTCAGAAAAATACTCCCATCGAACAAAATTTAATCAATGATTTAGAACTTATTAATACACAAGAAAAAACAAACATTCCAGTCGTCGATTATTTGTTCAAACCCACAAATGAACTTGGTAAAAAAAGTTTAAATCAATGGAACTGTTATACAAGTGATGTAAATTTTTTAAAAGAATCTCAAAAATTATATAATAATATAGATGACCTCCAAGAAAAGCGCGATGTCATTGATGATATGTTAAAAACTTGGAAAAATATTAAGGGAATACAAAAATTTGACGAACGGTTCCAATATATTGAATGGGAAAGATTGGCCTTTCTCAATTCATATGCTATTTTTATGTATTTTTTAAGCTTTTTAAATATTACAGCTCCAATTATGCAGCTCATAGCACCTTTAATGGCTTTTATTTTACCATTCTTTTTATTAAAAGCTGCCGGCATCCCCGTTTCTATGGACAAATATACAGAAATATTAAAAAAAATAATGTCCACAAATGCTTTATATAAATTGGTTACATCTTTTAATGAAGTAGACGCGAAACAAAAAGTAACTATGTTGGTTACGGTTGGACTATATTTCTATAATTTATATCAAAATCTATTATCATGTTACAAATTTTATTCTAATTCCTTTTTCATTATCGAAAAACTAAACTCTATCAAAGAATATTTAAATTACACTATCAATCAAATAACATTATTTGAAAATAAAATTAAACCTTATCACACATATCAATCATTTTTAAAAGATTTATCTTCTCGTAAAGAAAAACTACAAAATTTACACGATAATTTACAATTTTTACCCTCCAAATTCTACGACGCATCAACCATTCCTTCATATGGTTATATTATGAAATACTTTTACGATTTTCATAATTCAGAAGATATTAATGAATTAATAGAATATAGTTTCGGATTTAACGGTTATATAAATAATTTAGTGGGAATAAAACAAAATATAAAGTTAAATAATATCCATAAGACGATATATAGCAATAAAAATGTATCAAAAATTAAAAAGGTTTATCACCCTAGTTTATCCAACGAATGTATCAAAAACAATATAAATCTTAAAAAAAGTATCATTCTAACTGGACCAAATGCCGCTGGCAAAACAACCCTTCTCAAATCAACTATTATTAATATTTTATTTAGTCAACAAGTTGGTTTCGGATTTTATCAATCGTGTACTTTAAATCCCTTTGATTATTTTCATTGTTATATTAATATACCAGATAGTGTTTCAAGAGATAGTTTGTTTCAAGCAGAGGTTCGAAGATGTAAAGAAATTTTAGATACAATTACCAGCAAACCGACCGCAAGACATTTTTGCGTATTTGATGAATTATATTCTGGAACAAATCCATATGAAGCTATTAGTAGCGCCTATTCATATTTGAACCATATAACAAAAAATACAAATATCAAATTTGTTTTAACCACCCATTATATCCGATTATGTAAATTATTTAAAAAACATAAAAAAATTACCAATTATAAAATGAAGGTAGAGGTTGATAAAAATGATAAACCAAAATATAGTTATAAGATTAAAAAAGGGGTTTCTCAAATTAAAGGAGGTATCTCAATTTTACGCGATTTAAAATATCCAAATGATATTATTTTAGAAGCAAAAAATATATTAGATAAATTATAAATAAAACAATTAACCACTCGTTTATTTAAAAACAATTTTTTATAACTTATTATTAATGAATTCTAGATCAATTATGATTTGTTTGACAGCTACTAGTATTTCTTCGTTACTATTGTTTTTTTATTTTAAAAATAAAATTTCGAGTGTAGAGGAAAAATTAGATTCTATGTTTCAGCTAATACAAAATTACGCGGCGGAAACTCAGAAAACGCAAAACGAAGCACAGTGGAAAGTTCAAGAAACAATTCCTCAATACACGGAACCTATATTGCAAGAAGTAAATAATAACAATAACACATTAATCACAGTGTCTGATAATGAAAGCGAAAGTGAAAGTGACAGCGGAAGTGACAGCGGAAGTGACAGTGGAAGTGACAGTGGAAGTGAAACTGATGTTGAAAATAAAGATAATACACATAACCAAAATTCTTCTATCAAAACAATACAAAAAATGTTTTCAAAGCCATCTAATTTACAAAGTGGATTAGATGATATTATGAAAGAAGAAACGCCAGTCATTCTGCTTGGAGGCGATAATAAAAACGAACAAGAAAAAACAGAAGAACTCGAAGATGAAGAAGAAGATAGTTTAGATGAGGTGGATGATGATGAAGAAGAAGACGAAGAAGAAGAAGAAGAAGAAGATGAAGAAGAAGATGACGACGAAGAAGAAGATGACGGAAAGATTGAATTTACTCTTGACCCACCCGAAGACGAAGAGGTTGTCAAAAAAGTAAGTGTTAATAAAGACATAAATTATGATATTTTACGAGTTACAGATTTGAAAGGTTTAGCAAGAGATAGAGGATTATCGGGATATAGAAATTTAAGAAAGCAGGAATTAATTGATTTGCTTTCTCAATAATTTTTCTCTAATACTAATATATTATGAGTTGGGCTACTTGTTATAGCGGATCAAATAATATTCATCATAGTGCTCCAGCACTTATGAGTGATGAAAGAATTTTTACATCGTACCAAAGTGCTTGCGATCTTAATAAAAGTGTAAGAGAACAAGAAGGTATAACCTCAAATTATACATATAGGCAATATTTACAAAATAATGCTTTAAGTATAATAAATGAAAATACGAAATCGGCAGCTAGTTGTAGCAATCGACCTTGTTTAAATTCAAATGGAGGAAATACTAATAAATATATGTTTGATAGCTGTTCTGATAGAACACAACCATTTGGTTATGAATCATCTGATTTAAAAAATATGTATTTATCTAGTAAAATATTGAACGGTAACTTATCGGGACCAATTATTACACAAGAAGAATTGCTAATTAAAAAATCGGCTAGAAATTAATGATTTTAATACTTTTTAAAATCATTAATATAAAAGATAATTATTGAATATATATAATGTTGTTTTTATCAATAGATGTTGGTATGCGAAATTTAGCATATTGTATAATAGAATATAATACTGAAATCGAAATCAAACATTGGGGTATTATTAATTTATGTAACGATAAGAAATATGTATGCAATGGTAAATCAAAAAAGGGGGTTGCTTGTAATAAAAATGGGAAATATAAAAAAAACAATAAAAGTTACTGTAAAGTTCATGTGAAAGATAAAGGACTTAAGATACCAACCAATGAATATAATAAATTTTCTATTCAAAAACATAAAATGAAAAAATTGAAAGAAATTGCTGAAAAATATAACATTTCTTTAGAAGCACAAAAAAAATTGAAAAAAAAAGACTTTTTAGAAATGATGAACGATGATTTAGATAAGAATTATTTTGATATAGTAAGCAATGTAGCCGCAAAAGCAATTGATATGGTTACATATGGAAAAGGTATAAAATATATGTTTAATGAGCGATTTCAAAACATTAAATTTGATTATATATTAATAGAAAACCAGATTGGTCCTCTTGCTTTAAGAATGAAATGTCTTCAAGGAATGATTATGCAGCATTTTATCGAAAATAATAATACGAATATATTTTGTATAAATTCATCAAATAAACTAAAAGATTTTATCGGTAATAAAAAAACAACATATAATGAAAGAAAAAAAGAAGGTATAATAATAACTCGAAAATTATTAACAGACAATAGCGTTTTAAATAATTGGATTGAAATATTTAATACTCATAAAAAAAAAGATGATTTAGCGGATTCTTTTTTACAATGTGTTTGGTATATCAATAATAATATCAAAATAAAATAATTATATATTTAAAAAATTAAATATATACCGCGGAATATTTAAATATAAAAGGTCTTAATAAAACATAATGGAAACTATCAAAATAACTTCTGAAGAACTGCCTCCAAATTTATCAGTTGTTGGCGCAAATGATTTAGGTACAATAAAAATATCCGGGATGATGGATGAGAAAAAATCTGTAAACTTTGGCCCAGGGGCAGATTTATTAATGAATCCAAATAAAGCTAGTAAAAAACATGTTACAAGTGATATAAAACTTGATGATTTAAACGATGTTGTATCTTTAAATTTAAACGAAGATCCAAAAATACCTGCGAAAGCCGCACGCAAGGATTTTATGTTCGCACAAACAGGTCCTAGCATTAACTTGAAGATTTCCGAACAGGGTAGAAGTGGTTCCGCAAGTAGCAATAGCGACAGGGGGTCGCCTCCTAGTATTTTAAAAAACGCCAATACTTCTTCCAAAGTTGAAAGTAAGGATGGTTTTAAAAAATTCAATAATATACCTGTAAATCCAACCGTCGTTCCCAAACCAATGGCAGCAAAATCGCCACAAGAAGCTTTAAAAGAAAAGTTTTTCTACTTAAGAAAATTAGAATCATTGGAGAAAAAAGGAGTTACTTTAAGTAAAAAATATTCAATGGACTCTCCCTTGGCTGAAATGAAAGGAGAATTCGAAATGATTAAATCAGAAAGCGAAAAGAAATCAAGTGTGAAATTTCAAGGTAAGATGATGATGGCTTTAGTTTCAGGTATTGAATTTTTAAATCAAAAGTTTGACCCATTTGATGTAAAACTTGATGGTTGGGCAGAACAAATAAATGAGAATGTTGAAGAATATGATGATATTTTTGCCGAACTACATGAAAAGTATGCAAGTAAAGCAACAATCGCTCCTGAAATTAAACTACTGTTTATGCTTGGTGGTAGTGCTGCTATGGTTCATATGACAAATACAATGTTTAAATCTTCTATGCCCGGTATGGATGATATTTTGAAACAAAATCCAGACTTAATGCAACAATTTACTCAAGCTGCCGTGAATACTATGGGAGAACAAAACCCTGGATTTGGAAATTTTATGAATATGGCTATGCAAGACCCTCCAAGAGGTTCTCCACCTGGACCACCAGAGGAATATAGAAGGTCCCCTCCAAAAATGTCCGCTGGTTTCAACACTGGAAGACCCGATATTGGAATGTCTCGAGGACAACCAGATTTCCAAGATGCTGAAAATATGGAAAGTTCGTTTAGTAGTTTCCCACAGCGTTCAAAAAGACCAGAAATGAAAGGACCAAAAGATTTAAAAGATATTCTTTCAGGATTAAAAACTAAAACAGTTAAGGTAAATGATAATCCCAATAGCGTGGCATCCGTCCAAGAATTAGAAGAATTATCAAACACTTCATTGGGTAAAGTTAAAAAAAGTAGGAGAAAAAGATCTGAAAAAAACTCCATCACATTAGATTTGAATTAGACGAATTAATTTTATATATATTCATTTAATATATATAAATGGTATTGGGTTTTATATTATACGAAGCCGTCGATTTAGTATGGAATTTTGGCGGAATGACATTTCGCGGAGCTAAAGGTGCTTATAACTGGTATTATGAAGTACCCACGCCAGATGATATTGAAATACATAAATTAGAAGATATTGAAAAAAGAATGAAGCATTTGGAGGATTTATTATCCAAAGATAAGCAGTGTATTAAAGATAAATAATTAAAATATATACATTTTAATTATTTATATATATTTTTGAATTTTTATTAATTGGGGAGAGAAAAACTTAATATTTTTTTCTTGTTTTCATTCTTCTTTTATAAAGTCTATTCTTTCTTGTATATTTTATTTCCCCTCCTCCCTCCTTCTCTTCAATGTCTGTTCGAAGAGGTCGAGCCTCCCTCGCTCTAGCTTTGGCTTCCAATAACGTCTCCAGTTTCTCAGCGGCTTTTTCTGGTTTTGATTTACTTTGAGGAAATAAAGAATTAACTGTTTCAACACTTTCATCCTTTAATTCTCGAAATATTGAGTTTACTCTATGCCATCTTTCGTCACATCTTAAAGCAAGATTAATATTATTCCCACTTGTAATATTAACGGTTGTATCTCTTAAACCAATGCGAATTTCTACTTTTATTTTATAATAAACGCCCCCATATTTTTTAGATTTAGTTTTAGATTTTCTAATATCAAATATTTCTCGAAAACTAGCATAACTAATAACATATGCTTGCGTCGGTTCTACAAGTTCATACGGATCTTTAACCTTTACACCTTTCGTATTACTTGCCAATACATTCTCTATTTTAAATTCAGGTTGAACTTCTTCTTCGCGACTCGAATAATAGCGGGTGTTTTTAAATGTTTTTTTCATTTGACTAGCAACCGCTAATTTCAAAGTTTGGTCGTTAAATTCTTTTATAGAAGGCGTTCCTTTGATTTTTTTTCGCGTATCCGTCTTCTTTCCTGTTTTTATATTTTTTATACATATATAATCTTTATGGGCGGGTATTTTTTCAATATTTGCTTTTAATACATTTTTTAATTTTGGATATTGTCGAGGCCACTTTTCTCTAGTAGGTGGATTTTTGAATTTTAAAGAATATGTATCGCCAATAGTCGCTGTTTTGGGTGATATATTTTTTTCCGCCAATTCTTTTTTGGTCAATGACTTTGTAATTTTAGTAACCAATGCTTTAAAACCATCATTCATGTGTCCGCTTTTTTTATATATAACCGTGTCACCCGGTTTTATTATTTTTTTATCTGTTGGATCAAAATAATCTTTTCCTATTTCTTTACCAGTATATTGAAATACGTGTTTTCCTGATACATTTGTCGTATAATGCCACTCTATTTCTACTTTGACTTGTGTATCTTTATTGCATTTCCCATCATCTTTTTGTTTATATGTTTTTGTTCTACCTTTTATCATTTATAAATTAATGAGAAAATTAAACCTCCATTTTAAAATCATTCATATTCCTTAGTGCTTCTACTTTTACTTTTTTCATTCTAGCTTTCCTCAATGTTTCTTTTGCTTTATCTATTTCTTCTTGACTTATTTTACCGTCTTCGTCTTCATCCAATAATTTTTCAAAATTCCTCCACTTTTGAGGAATAATACACATCGAACTTTCTTCATTTAATAAATGATTTGCTAAAACATGGAATATCGCCGTAATAGCCAAAGCTATTAATATATCTTTAGTCGCCATCCAAGCAATCGCAAATATTAACATTTGTTTTGCTACATTATTTTTTAAATATTTTTCTTGTGATTTAGTTAATTTTATACTTATATATTTAGAACCTATATTCATCATTATCATCACCAATCCAGCAAAAAATTTGCTGTTATTCAAACTTGCTAACGCGGCTCCTATATTTGCGAATAACGAAGCTCCACCACCTAGTTGCTTTTCTTTTTTACGTTGTTTTTTAACCATTACTATTAATATTTATAGATATTTTCTTTTATAAATAAAAAATATCTAATTTGTTTGGTTTTCTTCATCTGCCATTTCTTTAGATGCAGCTATTTTAGCTTTTTCCGCTTTAACTTTTACTTCACGGTCATTGTCTGTTGTATTTTTTTGACTTATTTTAAATCCAATTGGCTGTAAATCTCTATGTCTATTAAAATTACTAAACCCTTCTTTTTTTGCCAATTCTTTCAATTTTTCAATCTCTTTTAAAGAGAACGGTTCAGTCCGCTGACAAGCTTTTCCCTCAGCATTCCAATAAGGTTTCTTTGGATCAGCCGCTTTGCAAGAGGCATCGCTATTTGGACCCGATGATTCCAATCCTTCCTTCTTCTTCATTTCTTCTTTTTCTTCTTTTTCTCCATCCTTTTTCTTCTCGTCACCGCCTACTGATAATTTGAATTCAAGACCTTCGAACATTTTGAACGATTCTTTATTTGTTTTATACACAACAATAATATAAACCAACGCAGCTAATATTCCCGCATTTTTACCACAATAACATAACGTAAACACAACAATTGATAGCATTAACATTTTACCTAAACTACTAGCCGCCATTTCTTGTAAAAATTCAGGTACATTCATCAATAAAACAATAACTGAAGCTCCTAATAATAATTCAACATAATGACTCATTCTTATATACATAATTAGACATTTTTTTGGTTTATTAAAAATAAAAAATTATCTATGATTTTTATAAGAATGGCAAGTCAATTAGGATTTTCACAATTTAATAAAGAACAAGATAAACAAGATTCAGAATTATTAAGCAACATGTATAAAAGAAGGAAAAATAAAACTATACGAAAAAGAGCAAAGCTCCCGACCGCTAAAGCAGAAGAATTCCTAAACTCTATGAAAAATCATACAGAAAACATGGAAGAAATGGATGAAGATGACGAAGGTTTAGCAAATTTCAACCCTCCTCCTAAAGCAGAATTAACAAAATTACCAGATAATGTTATTGAAAATTTAGATAATCAAAATAGTTTAAACCAACCGTCCGATGATGATAGTGCCATTACACCAGAAGGCTATACAAATTTGAAAAGCGACGCAATGAAATCTTACTATGATTCTTATATACCATATTTCAACAACACACAAAATCAACCAACTTTCCAAAATAAAGATGAATTAATGAAAAAATTAAACTACCTTATTCATTTGATGGAAGAAAATAAAGACGAACCAAATAAAAATGTAACAGAGGAATTGGTTTTATACATGTTTTTAGGCGTTTTTACCATATTTGTAATAGACTCTTTTGCTAGAGCTGGAAAATATACACGCTAATTCAAACAAAAAACATCATTGCTTTGTAAAGGATAATTCGCATAATTATAAAAATAATAAGATGCAACTGTCTTCAAAAAACTATCATATCTATTCAAAATTACTTTTAATATCATATTATTGTCGCCTGTATCCTCGATTAATAATATGTTAAACTCTTTTTCTTCATTAATCATCTTTATACTATTAAACATTCCCAAAGCAAACACTTCTTTGCTCTGATTATTATTAAATGATGTAATCAATTCTATGCTCCGCTTACCTTTATATGTTATATGTGGATCTCTAAATATATAAATACACTGGTCTTCTTTAGTTACATTTAATATTGTAATAATCAATTCCTTTTCGCTACATAAATGCATCAAATTAGAAATCACTGGTGTTATTACACACGAAAATTTCTCTTTGATTAATTTTAATAACTGCATATACGAAGTAGAATTTTGTTTAGAAAGTTTATATGTGAATATATAACTTTGATCGAATGTTACATTTTTATCCCATCGTGATATATCAAAAAAATATGTTTTATAAATCATTAAAGGAACTATCAAAGTCGTATCTCCTTCTCTTTTAAAAAAGAATACCGTATTATCGTGCTGACATCTATGATTTACATAATGCGAATATATTGTTATTGGCGCTATTCCTTTTTTCCTTTCTTTTTGATGGACGCATAAATAATCAACATAATATAATGTAAATTTTTCATTATTAATATAACATTCCAACGGTCTTGTTGTCATACAACTAATAATTTTATTATTTGAAAATCGATTTTTATAATGCAATGAAATAAAGGATTTATCGATGTGTCCTGAGAAATAATTTGTTATTGATTTTTCACTTGGCACATATTTCTCTACTTTATCTGGCAAATAATTATTTTTTATAAAATCTATTAATAAAGCCCGTTTCTCAATAGATATATTATTGAAATTATCAAATTCAATATCTGCTTTATAAAACTTATTCATTTCTGGTTTTTCTTTTTGTATAATACCTGGTGGATCATACCAATACCATATGTTATGTATGTGAAAAACAGGCTGTCTAGACCAAAATTGATGTTTGACTTTATAATATAAATAGACTGTAGCCAATATTATTATTAATATTATTAAAGCATATAACAGCATTTATTAAATTGAAATAAAAAAACAACTTGAATATAACTTAATTATTTGTCAAAAAATGAAATGTTTAGTTAAATATATGCACCATTCCGATGTTTCCGTGGAAGCTTCGTGGGCCCCTTCTTACGACGAAAACGAAACAATTTTATTAGGCGTATATACGATTAAGGTATTAAAGAATTACAACCACGGTGAAACCTTCAAATATTTGATTAAGATTATTAATCTCGATATTGATATACCAAATATTATTGTCGACGAAGATGCGCTAATCGAACAGGACATAACTCTGATACAGCTTATAAGTAATTTAATAGCAAATAAAAGATTTGAAGTAAAATTCACAAGAGACATTATTGATGCTATTTATAGAAAATGATTGAGGTTGCGAAATTCATAAAAATATTAAGTTTTTCTCTCCCCAACTACTAAATTTTAATATATATTTTAAAATTTATAATATTAATTGTTTTGTTAATATTATATTTATATATCATCCCTTCATCTCTTTTTTGTTTTTCTTTTTGTACGTTTTTTATATCTCCTCGTTTTTTTACGTCTTTTTCCACCTCCGTGAAATCTTAACTTAGCATTAATATTCAATTTAGGTGGCGTTGGTCCCCATATTTTCAAGTCACCCATTGCTTTCAGAGACTTGGTACGTTTTTTATTTGGAAATCTAATATATTTATCAACATATCCAGGTGACAGGCCTACTTCCTCTTTTTCTTCTTCCATTGGCCTTATTGCTTGTAATAATTCAAGCATTTCGTCGCCATCATCATAATCACCATCTCCGCTCATCGCTGCAGCGAGCCTCAATTCAATTTGGCTTTGCTGGAATTTCGAAAGCCCTGTCACTAATGGTTTTCGTTGATTAACGACTGACGACCTATTTTTCAAACCTGATGGCTTAGTGGCTGATGACGACATATTTTTCAAACCTGGTGGCTTAGCGACTGATGACTTTCTACCCAACGAACCGGGTGGCTTAGCGACTGATGACTTTCTACCCAACGAACCTGTCGCTAAGCCACCCTGTTTCAACTGTTCAAGTAATTTCATTAATTTTTGGTGTTTCTTTATTTCTTTCCTTCTTTTTTTTGCTAATGCTGCGCTTTTTCTTGCTAATGCTCTTTTTACTGCTAATGCTTCTCTTTTTACTGCTAATGCTTCTCTTTTTTTTGCTAATTTTTGACGAAGACTCTTGTTAATTGGCATAAATTATATATATATAAAATGATATAATTTATTCTGGTTTTTGAAGGAAATATAAATATTGATATTCATACATTACAGTTGTCATCTCTATCTTTCCCTTTAATATAAATCCTACCTTTTTAGCTTTACTTAAAATATCTCTTTGTTTTTCCATATGCAATGTATGTTCGTTTTGGCGAACGTGTTGGGTTGAGTCATCTGTAAAAGTCTCTGTAAAGTTTGCTTTATTGGAACCATTTTCGTGTTGAAAATTGGCTTTATATGTAAAATCTTTAAATTTTACGTTTGAATTGGTTATACGCTTCTTGGCGTATTTTTGTGCGGAAACCATTACAAGAGGGTCGGCCGCATTTATAATAGGGTCGAATTTATCTCTATTTGCCAAATGGACTACTAAAATACCTCCTGGTTTGAGCCAGTCGTATACATTTTTGAAGAATAGGTGCTTATCTTCGATATAATATAATGTAAAATAAAGAGCTAAAGCATGGGTAAAGGTATTTGATTTATAAGTCATTGATTTTAAAACATCATCATTTACAAATTTACATTCGGGATATTTTTTTCTAGCACATTTGATCATTGCGGTAGATTTATCAATGCCTTGGATTTTATTACCGGAAACAGTATAATGCTTTACGTGATGTCCTTTACCACACCCAATATCTAGAATATTACTATTTTTAGTAATTTTTGCTATACGGTCGATATTTGTAACTTCAAAATCATTTTTTTTATCATCATATACAAGATCATCATAAATAGAACAATAAAAATCATCATATAAAGTATTATTATTTTTCACTACAAATTTTTTTGATTGCGTGAAAGCTTCGACTTCTATGCGATTTTTATTAACTATTGTAGTGCATAAAAGCAATAATATGATAAATAAAGTAACTTTACACCAAATAGTAGTTTTGTTAAATAAATTAGTAAATTGTTTAATATTTTTTGTTATACTGCGAAACATCTATATGTATTAATGGTATTTTTTTTATATAAAATTTAATATAATGAATGATAAAGAAATAAATGATAAAAGACTAGACAAAGATTTTAGGTCTATATCATTTTCTGGTTATAAAAAATCGGCAGCTAAAAAAGAATTACTAAATTATATGTTTGCGGGTAAAATAGAGGAAAGCTGTTATTGGAGCGTAGAGTTGATATGTGCTGGACATTATGTTGATTTATGGGATAGTATATTTTTATATATAAGCAAATTTATTAATTTAGGAAATCCAAGATTACCATTATACATAGATCACCGATTGAATGACTTTAAAAACATATTAAATGGCGGATATACAGATAGTGAATTAAAACTAAGAAATAATAACAAGATTAGGCGATTATTTGCGGAGGTGATTTGTGTATTGTGTTTATCAAAAAGGAAAAATAGCTATGATCCACCGAAAATTAAAGACACCGAATATAATAGTATTAATTTGACACATAAACTAAAAGCACCAAGTGTTGATTATGCGAATAAAATATTTAAAAAAGATGATCCTAAAGAATTATTTATCTCGATAAATGAACTGGCTTGGCATATAGATAAGTCCAATAAAAATAGCTCCGAAGCATATTATTGGATAGAATGGATATTAGGATTTGAAAATATATGTAAGAAAAATAAATCGATTAAATCAATAGCAAGTAGGAGAGAAGCCCCTGTCGAAAGTAAGTTTCAAAGAGATATAATATGGTTAGTATGGGATGTAATTTTTCAAGAATCTAAAAAACATCCAGAAGGCGTTCAAAAAATCATAGAATCATTATTGAACCTATTTAGTGCGAGATTTTCTCCTGGTTCTAAAAAAAGAAGAAAAACAATGTTATATTTCGCTATTTCGTTATTAACAGAACCGTTCGATTCAACAATACCTTTATATAAGGATAAAAAAGTAATAGCTCAAGTTACAAGTAAAATAGATAATATTTATAAACAAATTAAAAAAAACGAAGTCAAGCCAATGACCGATTATTTATTCAATAATAACTGGAACGCGGGAAATTTAGAAAAAACAATAGATAAATTAAATCGAATGGATGCTATTACTAATATGGTTCCAAGAAATAAGTAAATATTTTCTTTGGTTAATGTATAAAATGCCAGTTAATCCTAGCAATAAACGTTTAAGAGCAGCCAAGGCGACAGCGAATGATAAAATCGACATCGGTGGGGTCCTCTATGGTGCGGGCGCCAAGGCCGGCCAGCCAAACAGAATCGGTGTTCGATTATTTAATTTTAGATTATTTCCAAGAAGTGGTGATAAAGGCAATAATTGCGGTTGTACTTTGACACAGAAAAAGAATCCAAATCGCCAATCGGGACAATAATTTAGGAAAATATTATACATATTATTTAATATATTTATAATGTATATAATGGCACGTAGAAGTCGTTCCCGTAGAACTCGTAGAGCTTTGATCGGCGGTAAAAGAAAACGCCGTCGTTCAAGAACAAGAAAAAGAAGAAAATCGCGTAAAAAGAGAAGAAGTAGACGCAGACGCTAAATCATCTAAATATTATTTTATTAAATAATATATAGAATTTATATAATGCCAAAAAGAGTAGGTAGAAAAACAAGAAGAAGAAAAAAATACAAAAGAAAAACGGAAAAGAAAAGAAGAAAGGGAACAAAGAGAAGAAGAAAAGCAAAGGGGAAAAATATGCGCGGGTGTTCCAAGAAAAGGAGACGTCGATAATTTAGTAAGAATTTATGTTATAAATATAAATTTTTAAACGTGTAATAATATATATGTCAAGCGGTGTAGAAAATACAGTACCTATATTACAAACAGCAACCCCCTTAGCTACAGCAGCAGATAAGCCAAATATATTAAGAGTTGACCCCCCAAATACAACTTGGTTTTGGATTCGATTATTATTTTTATTATTAATGGTTGTGTTATTGGGATTGAACGTGTATTATTATTTAACGGAAGGAGTAACCTTTTTCTCTAAAATGTTAGGAGAAGGAGTAAAAAATACAGAAGAAGAAACAAGAAGAGGCGCGGAAGCAATAAAAAAAGCTTTAGAAGAACCAGAAGAAAGACCAATAGATAAAGAAGATGATATAGAAGATAAAAAAGAAACAATTTCAAAATTAAGACAACGACTTCATAAGGGCAAGGATAATAACGATAAAAAAAAAGAGGACGGAAAAGATAAAGAGAAAATTCCGAAAGAGGTTCCTAGTCCTGATTTATCATCCCACGGCGATTTAAAACAATCGAAAAAACAGTATTGTTATGTTGGGAATCAAACGGGTAAAAGACATTGTGCTGAAATACAAGAAAGTGATAAATGTATAAGCGGTGATATTTTTCCAACAGAATCACTTTGTATTAATCCAAATCTAAGGAAATAATTATTAATACATTATATTTAATTGTTAATTATAATGTATAATTTTTTAGACTGAATCTCTACCAAAATACCATCGTAACGAGAAGTATGGAGGAAAGATATTCATTGATTTATCGGAAGTTAGGTCTGGTCCGTCGCGAACAATATCTGCAACTTCAGAACTTGACAGAGCATAATTCCAATATCTTAAATTTGACATATTTCCAGCAAAACCATTATTTGCACTTACAAAGACATCGCCATAATTTTGTTTAACCGGTCCAGAGAATACGTGTCTAACCGCAATAGAACCATTGACAAAAACATCCATGTTTAAGTTATTAACCCTTATCATAACATTAACCCATTTATTAAGTGGAATATTTGGAATTTTGACTTCTTCTAAAACATTATTAAAAGTATTCATCACAACAATTAATTCGTTTTTATCTTCGCCAATAAATAAACCAGGAGAATTATTTGGGAAAGCCATATCCTTTGTTTGAATTTCCTCACCACCTTCGGCTCTCCAAGGTTTGCTTTGTGTTCCAAATTTACCAGTTCCTTTATGGAATATATGTTTGCGCTGACCCTGTTTGTATACTAAATCTTCTATATATAACCATACTGAATATGTAAAGGTTATGCCTTCGCGTTCATTTTTAGATTTCATAACGGGTATTGCATCCGTGTGTCTAGGGTCTTGTTTAATTCTTAAAAACTTTTTACCCGATTTCATTCCTTTCATTAACACGGGATTAGGGTTAGGAGACATGATCCACGACATTAATCGTGTTCCAGTTCTCATCGCAAATACGAAAATCAATACGGCCAATATTAAAAACGTAACTTTAGATACGAGATGATTTTGATAAAGGAAGTCAGTGGCACCGGAAACATATTTATTATTTTTAAATTTTCCTAAACCTGTTGATAATCCTCCTTTGACACTTCCAACAGCACCTCCTAAATCTGAGGCAATGCCGCCGGATTGTCCATAACTATTTCCAAAACTTGAATATGACATTATCTATATATATTAGTATATAGATAATTTACAACGAAAAAGCATTGACTTCGTTATTATCTTTAAAGAATGTCAATTTGACCTTATATCTATTTTCGGCATCACCCCATCCATCAGTATAACCTTCTCTATAAATTTCATACGCTTCTCTAGGATTAATAGAGCGAGAGTAGTATCTCAATTTAGACGTGAAACCAGAAAATCCACCTTCGGGGCATAACTGTAATGGAGCGGTTGGGTCCATTTTGGCTACGCCTCCAAGCATACAAGTTTTAACCAATTTACCATCGATATAGACATCAACCGTTCTATTTTGCGTTGTCATTAAAACATGAACCCATTTTTGCAATGGAATATTTTTAACACCACAACTAGCTTCATTTGATGAAGAAGCTTCCGAACCAGAATATGTTGATAAGCTAATTTCTAAATCATTTGTTGTTGCTGCTAAAGAAATCGAAGGACAAACCTCGTTTCTAGCATTTGTTCTTCGTAAAATCATTTTCCTTTTACCATACGCATAATTCCAATTATTTACATACATCCAGATAGAAAAAGTAAAATCTTGTGTTCCCGACCCCCCTGGAAGTTTTTCAGCCGCAATAACGCGGGCAACTCGAGCATTATGCATTCCGACTAAATCGGCAACACTTGTATCTCTGAAAAAGTAGTAATATGTCAAATACAAAACAAGTATAACAATTACCCATAACAAAACAGTTTTCAATTCCATAATATAATATACATTTAGAAATTTATCTAAATAACTGGTGGAGAATTATTCTTTAAATAATTATAGTTTGTCTTTATTCTTGTTTTTGATATATGAGAAGCAAAATAAGCTATATTGCATATACCTCCCTTAACCCCCTCGTTGTCACCAATAACAACAGTATCGGTCGTCATAAATGGAATTAAACCGGGTTGAGAATAAACCAATTCACCATCCATAAAAACGTCTAAAATACCAGCGTCGTAATTTATTACTAAATTTATCCATTTTTGTAATTTTATTTTTTCAATATAGAATTTTTTATGTATTACACCGTGCGTTTTATCTCTTATCCTTGTAGCAATTTTTATATGATTTTTTATTGGATTATATGATATTTTTGGTTTATTACTAAAATTTAATAAAACTCTGTCTTTGTTTTTATAGAAGTTGGGTGGCGTACTATTAAGATAAACCCAACACGATAAACCATAATCATATGAATAATCATTCATTGGTAATACGCCGTTTTTCCTTAATTTTTCATAGTCACCTATTAATCTTTTTTTATTTAATTTCACGGGTTTATTCTGTAATAAAACTGATATCGGAGTTCCATCTTTTTTTTCATATTTTTTGTCTATTTTTACTAATTCTTCTTGATAATTTGCTATTTCGTTTTGCTTTTGAAAAATATTAGAAGCATTTACCTGAACCGTATTAATAATACCTTCAATTTCATCTTCTTCTTTTATTTCATATGTAAGTATTAAAGCTTTCAACTCTTCTTCTTTACTCTTTTTATATAGCTTATTTTTCATAACCTGAGACCAAAAATACCAAGTTTCTATTTTCGGATTAATTTGTTTTAAATTTGAAATATCGCTTTTTAATATATCAACGCTGTCCGTTATTGCCTGTCTTTCAAATGAATAATTCCCCGTTTTGTCGTGATTTACACTTAAATATAAACGTTTTTTCAGTATAGGAATTAATACCCACAATAATATTATAGCAATTTCTCCACCCAAAACATAATAAGCTATTTTTGGAGTATGTTCTAATTCTTTATAGAAATAATTTATAATATCAGTAATCAAACACGGTATGAGGAAAATAAAATTATATAATAATTCAAAAAATCGATTTTGAGCCAATTTTCTATATACACCAAAATTTTTACAAATCATATGTATTATGCTTAACAAGACTATAGCCGATATAATAGTAAATACTTGAGTCGCCGCATATCCACCGTCCTTGCCCGATGAAAATATATACCACGTTCCCAAACCCAATACACCCAATATAAATATCATAATAAGAACCGAATATAAATACATATTTGTTCTTCTAAACAACCAAGCAGTCTGTTCCGAAAAACCCTTGCTTTTTGGGAATAAATTTTTATCACTTGTATCTTTCATAGACCGATTAAACACCATAAAAACATAACAAGCCGATACAGCAACCAATAATACCATAATAGGTGTAAGAACTTTGCCATACACTCCAATTGTTTCAGGAGAACCATATGACAAAAATAATAACGAAGATACTAAAATTACAAAAGATATTAAGCATACAGAAGTTGTCAACATATTAGTATTGCTCCACGCATCCCCAAACATATAAGATATTCCTCCCCATATTTTCTGCAATATATATATTATTGGCCTCAATATAAGATAAAATACCTGAACTATCCTCTTCATAACAACGCTCAATACCATTGTTATGTCAGAACCCCCGCGCACAGCACTTATTAATACGGGTAAAAATAAATAAATTATATATAATACTAATATGATTATAGGTGCGTATATTAACAATGATGTAAAATAATTCACTCCTTGTTTTACACTTTCATATGTCTCAGAGTCCAATTCGACCATATCTATTTATATTTAATTTATATAAAATTATTGTAGTTTATGCATTACAGTCTTTTCTTTATGACAACTAACACATTTCGCATTCAAATTTGATACATGGTTCGTTCCACCAAATTGCAAATCTATCTTGTGATCCACTTCAAATGTATGTGTCAATTGTTCGCCACAATCAACACATTTCCAATTTTGTTGCGAAGCAACATATTTCTTCTTTGTTTCACTTACACTTCTTTTTGAATTCCCTAAACCTGAATTCATCATTCTCGAAAATTGTGGCGATTGTGTATGTTCCCCACCTTGTTGTATCGGTTGAACCATACTATTTATTCTTTCATTCGCATTTGTAAAATCCAAAAAGGGCGTTAGTAAATCAGTAGTATCCCTATCAACTGGCAAATATTTTATAACTTCCGAAGCGTGTCCTAGCATACTTTTCGATTCTGTAGGATGCTTTTTTATAAAAACATATAAGGATAATCCAATCATTCCGTAAGTTATCATTTTGTAATATTTTCTACCTGATAATAACCATTTTGTATATTTTCCATCATAATATGTATCTGCCATTAAAAAGACAGTTATCAAAAATATCCATTTGTCAATACCCATATATATTTAATTTATATTTTTACGTGTTTTATTATTAGTATTATATTTCCTCCTTGTTTTCCTTTTCTTCCTCTTCTTATCCCCCTTGTATTTCTGTAATTCAACAAATTCCTTTAATTCTCCAATTGTCATCTTAAAAAACGGTTTATTCGGATAAAATTTATTTAATTTTATCATTTATATACATAATATATAAAGGCTATTAACAATATAATCGCCCCTCCTTCTATATATTTCTTCTTATTTTCATATAGTTCTTTATCTATCACTTCCTTTGGCTTATAATTATGATAATATTTTTCTAAACTATCATAAAAATTTTCGGTTGGCAATTCTAATTTTTCTTTTAATTTATTCAATGTAAAATGAGTCCATTTCATAAATGCCGTTCGACTATCTAAATAAGGTGTAACTGGATATTTATTCAACATTCCTGTAAATATTTTACCCAATGGTTTTGTTGGAAAAAATACTGGAATATTATTAATAAATTCATAGTATTTTTTCTTAGTTATTTCATTTGGTTTTTTTGGATATTGGACGGCTATTGTTTGCAATGTAAATTCAAAATGAGGCAACCATATATATGGGTTCAATGTCATTTTATATCAATAAATATAATTTTAATCATATTTATTCATAAAACTTTATATAGTGCCTTTTTTTCAGTTTTTCCTTTTTGACTTTCTTCTTCTTCTTGACTTTTTAAGTCTCCGTCTCTTTTTCTTACGACTTTTTCTTTTCCTTCCATCGCGACGTTTTCTCCCACCAAAACTCACCGAACGACGTCGATCTTCCGCTTGTAAAATTCCAGGTTCTTTATAATTTATCCATATTGTACCAACTGGTCTTGAATAATTCGAAGAACCCCATTTTATATTTATGGTATTTGCAATTTGCTTCACTGTCATTTTATCATTCCATAGCTTCCATTCAATTTCGTGACTTCCGTTGCCTAAATTTGTTATAGTAGCATTTTCTAATTTCATTAATTCAAATCTTTCACCTCCGTGTTTACATTTTGCTTCATATATAATATAATACGCGTCATATTTACCAGTTTTAACTTCACTATTGAATTGCGATAATGAATTAAATATACTTGGAATCATATTAGAATCTGGCAAAGTTGGTATAGGCGTATTGAATTTATCATCTAAACTAGGAACACCAATCCAATTTTTTTTAATACTAACCGGAAATATTTTCCCATTTTTATCCGACGGGGTTTCTATTAAAGTGGAACATCTATCTATAGCACTTGCTTTATTACCACTTCCATACCAAACGCATATACTTGTTCCAGCTTTGGGGGGTTTTCCGCGACCTTGTAATTTTCTTGTTTTCCGTTTTCTCCTTTTTCCTCCTCTTCGCTTCGTGTATTGTCTCATAATATAATATATATTAATAAAAAAATAATAAAAACAAAAAGATAATTGTATTTAAATGAACAATAAACCATATCAGTTTTGTAATAATTGTGGCAGATCAGGACATTTATTTCATTCGTGTAAAAAACCTGTTACGAGTTCCGGTATTGCTTGTTTCAAAAAAGACTTTAACGGCGATTTAAAATATTTATTAATATGTAGAAAAGATACTTTGGGTTATGTAGATTTTATACGAGGCAAATATCCTTTATATAATATGAATTATATCCAGAATCTTATAAATGAAATGACTATCGAAGAAAAAACTAGAATATTAAATAAAGACTTTAAAGATTTATGGAGCGGACTTTGGGGAAATTTTTCAGGCCAACAATATAGCTGCGAAGAAAAAAATTCCAATCAAAAACTGCAACAAATTAAAGAAGGAATTTTTATAGAGAATGAATTATATGATTTAAAAAGACTAATCGAAAACAGTAATACAAATTGGATTTTGCCTGAATGGGGATTTCCAAAAGGACGAAGAAATTATCAAGAAAACGATATTAAATGCGCCTCCAGAGAATTTGTCGAAGAAACAGGGTTTCAAGAAAGTGATTTTATTATTATAAAAAATGTATTACCATTTGAAGAAATATTCATGGGTTCAAATTTTAAATCTTATAAACATAAATATTATTTGGCGTTTATGGGCGGTGAAAGCACCATGAACAATTTTCAAAAAAGCGAGGTAAGTAAAATGAAATGGGTTTCTTTAGAAGAAAGTCTAGCACTTATTAGACCATATAATATTGAAAAAAAAGATTTAATTAAAAGAGTTGATAAAATTTTACATAAATATAGTTTGTTTTCATAATATATATACATATATGTCAAATCAAGAAACTGAATTAGAAGAATTAAAAAGCAAATTAAAAAAAATATATATTAGAAAAAATAAAAAGGGTACATTCGAAATTGTAAAACGGTCTTATACAAAGACCACCGATTTCCAAGATACACAAATGAACGCCGAAGAAAAAGAAAAATTTGAAAGGATATATCCCAATACACAAATCGGCGCACAAGAAATATATTTTTTTGAAACAAAAATCGAAGGTAAATCAAAAAATATCACAAAATCTAACATCGAAGATTTTTTAAATAAGAAACCAATTACACATCAATCACCAGGTGATATATGGAAAACAATGACAAATTCTGACGAACAATGGATTGGTCCTGCCGGATTAAAAACCATAGAAGAATTATACTTGAAAAATAAAGAACACCCTTTTTTCAGTAAATTGGTTAAAATAAAAACAAAAAATAAAGATACTTCGAAAAAGTCAAAAAATAAAGGGACAAAAATAAAAAAAGTAAAAAAATTAAAATTAAAATTACAATTCAACGAAGAGCAATGTTTGGATAAAGATAAATTAGAAGATTTGGTTGAATATGTTAATTCGGATGAAGTCAAATTAACAAGTGCAAAATATAAAGAATTTCTTATTTGTAAGGAAAAAGCAAATAGAGAAGCTGTTTCTAAAAGTGTAAAATACCAAGGATTATATCCCATTTTAGAAGACCCTGAATTTAATAAA